TCCTGTAGTATTTGAAAGAATTTGATAACTCAGTAGCACTTCCATTTAATTGTACAAGACCTGTTCCACTCTCTACATCACCTGTTATGGTCGGTATGTAATGTAAACCGGTATCGGTCCTGTTTATGCCCGATTGTGAAAGGTACACACTATCGTTGTTGTGTACAACAGAATATTTCACTGATGTCCACTCTGTGTTTGTAATATCTTTAATGACTCCTATAAACCATGCACTGTCAAATTGTGTCTTGTCAAACGTGGCTATTGTTGTAGCAGTTGATCCAGCTACGAACGACATTGTACCTGTAGCGGTCACAGGATCTATTGTTGTGGTTATTGGATCCCCAACTGACGTTGCTACCACTGTGGCATTTGGCTCTCCTGTATATCCTGTTGAATCATTATCACCAAGTCCTATGGCATAGAATGAACAAGAACATTCTGGATTGTTACCCACACCTCGTAATCTTATTAAGCCGTCATTGACATCAACCGATATGGTCATTATGTCCTCTGTTGATGTTCTAGTGACACTGGCCTCATTCATGAACGCTTCAATGGCACTATCATCACTCAATCCATGTACTACAGAAACCTTACCTGTTGCAAGTGTATCAAAATCATCGTTACGTGTGATCATATGGTACCACACACTGTCATACTTTGCGGCGCTGAATGTGTTTATGTCTCTGATCGTTGACGAAATAAGTTCGTGTGCACCTGTGAATACCACATGATCTATTGTTGTCGAAGACTTAAAGGCAAAAGAGGCCGTTCCGTCCTGTATGTCTGAAATTCCTAATAGAATGGCCGATGTCTCAAATGATAAATCATTACTTCCATCTGTCTTGAATACTTGTCCTGTCGAACCATCCGACGCTGGTAGAACTATACTGTTTAAAGATACTCTTCCAGAACTGTTAGCGTTGATTTCTAAAGTACTGTTAGAAGCATTTGTTGTTAGCTGATTGTCTGATATTGTTATTCCGTCAACAACCAAACTCCCTGCACCTGCAGGATTGAATGTTAGTGTAGTAAAAGATCCCGCCACCGGAGTTGAATTACCAATGACAACATTATCAACGGTTCCTTCATTGATGTCTACTTTTGACATAACCACACTTCCTGTTCCCGATGGTGTAAGAAATATGTCGGCATTGGAAGTAGTGACCTGTATCACATTGTCTTTCAAGCTGATAGATGAGTCAATTGTTAAGTCTGAAATATTTACAACACCAGATCCGCCTGGTTGGAAAATTATATCTGCGTTTGATGTTGATGCAATTATGTTGTCGTTAAACGTAAGATTGTCTATGGATATTGTTCCTACTAATGAACTATTTCCAGTTGTGGTTGTTAATGAAGAAGCTGTCAGTGTTGTCACTCCTGTAAGTGTACCTGTTGTTGCTATATTATCGTCTCCAAAACTTATTGCCCCACTTGAATCTGTAATCGATCCATTCGCCACAGTCAATGTGCTGTTTAATGTTATTGATGTGGATGTTGTTACAAGGTTCTCGTTACCAAAACTTATAGCACCCGATGAATCTGTGATCGATCCATTCGCCAAGGTCAAGTTTCCTATTGTTGAACCAGTGGCTCTAGTAATTGTACCTGTCGTTGTTACATTTTCATCATTAAAACTTATAGCACCCGATGAATCTGTGATCGATCCATTCGCTACTGTCAGCGTGTTGTTTATCGGCATTGACGTGGATGTCGTTGCAAGATTCTCATTACCAAAATCTATCGATCCACCCGAGTCTGTGATCGATCCATCTGCTAGTGTCACGTTTCCAAAAGTCGAACTTGTAGCGACTGTTAGTGTTCCTGTTGTTGATAAGTTCTCGTTACCAAAACTGATTGCTCCTGATGAGTCTGTTATTGTGCCATCTGCAAAAGTTAGATTGCCCAGCGTCGAGCCTGTCTCTGCCGAAAAAGTTCCTGTTGTTGTCAGGTTCTCATTTCCAAAACTCAAAGCACCCGACGAATCTGTGATAGATCCGTTTGCAAGAGTTAGGTTACCTATTGTTGATCCTGTACCTGCCGAAATGGCTCCTGAAAGAGAAGAAGCACCTGTGACTAACAATGTACCATCAACAATTAGTCCTTCGTTAATATTGATTATGCTTGAGTCCGATGAACTTATAGTCGCTCCTGAGAATCCTACCGATCCTATTACTACCTTGCCAGAACCGCTGGCAGAAATTACAAGGTCCTCGTTTGATCTTGTACCTGTTATATTGTTACCAATAAAAGATATTGCAGGAAAAACTATGTGTCCTGTTCCACTGGCCTCCAGTGTGATGTCAGCATTAGAGTCAGATGAGGATATTAAATTACCCGACATCCTGATGTGTGATTCTACAGAAGGTCTAGCGAAAAGTTCTAGGAAGTTATCGTTTATCTTGTTGCCAGATTCATACAGCGAATCACCTGATCCGTCGTTGCCCTGTACACCTACATCTACTACTGATTGTGTCATATTAGCAATATTTAGTGTTCTTTAGGATATGTGTCTATAGGTTATTAACCAACGCTTACTTTAAGATCTGTTCCGTCTCTGAATAATTGACCTGCAACACTTGGGTCAGATGTGGGTAGATTAGCCATGCTTATTTTTACGGAACTTATTGCTACTGCACCTGTGCCGTTTGCTGAAATAGTCACGTCGGAGTTGGTTGTTATGCTTGAAATAGCAGAATTTGTTATTGTCAAATTATCTATCTCTATGGCACCAGTACCGTTTGCTTGTAGTTTAAGATCACCATTAGTAACTGCTGTTGTTATAAGTCCTGTTGATGGGTCACCAATCAGCTGATACACGTCTGAAAAATTCGTATTGATCTTAGTCATTGCGGTACGTAAAGTATCGCCTGTTGCTAAATTTCCCAGTGTTCCTGTATCTATATTAATTCTTGCCATAATCTGTTGTACATATTTATTAAATAGTTATATGTTCATAGAAATGCTCAAGACAATGAGATTGTACGAACGCAAGAGTAAATTGGGTACACACCATACCTTCCATAGGAAAAACACCATATATGTATTCAAGTGTGACTCGTGCGGAACCACATTTTTGAGGCCAAAGGCTCAGGTCGATGTAACTCGTGCATCGAACGATTTCAAACACGTCTGTAACCTTTGCGACTCAAAGAAATTTGCACAGACTGTTGGTGTAAAAATGAGGAAAATATATAAGATGGATGCTAGTTCTACGCAGACTCTATAGTCTTGCCCATTTGATATTGTCACGGTTGCCATCTACCCATCTACGTAAATCACCATAGGTTCCGACACTGATATTTTTTTGATCAAAGTACCATCGTAGGAAAGTGTTGCCGAACAAGTATTCTTTACGATTGATAAAATGGAAATTCGTGTTTGGATGCTTTCTTATTATCTGTCTTAGCTGAAACATCCATTCGTATTTTAGATAGGCCTTCATGCTTACTCTGGTTGGGTAGTTCTCAGTGTCCTTGTATATGTTGTTTTGTTGTCTGCTTGGAGTATCTCTTTCCCACTGCCTCGCACCTAATATATCAAATGACATTAAGATAACATTTTTTATTCCTGACTCTGCCGCCATCAACACAGCACTCATTCCTGATCCACGATTTTGTGTGAAGTCTATTGTACGAATGACTCCCATCTTCTTAATGTCTCCGCCTCTCCAATATCTATAAAGTTTTAATCCTTCGGGACAGGCATAATCTACATCTCCCGATATTACAAAATTCCATTCGCTTATATCATCTGGTCCATGTATCTTTATCTTGTTATCAGCAGTGTGCCATTTTTCTAATTCGTCATACATTGGTTGGTTTACAGCAACTATGTGATCGCAAAGTTCGGGATAATCTCTGTAAATGGCATTACATCCGTAGATCACACCTTTACCTTTCAGCTCCTCTATTGGAAATATGTTTCTTGATTCTCCGTTGCCTATTACAAATGCCGTGTCCATTTATATTCCAAAGCTCTCTCCACATCCACAAGAGCTCGAGCTGTTGGGATTGGATATCTCAAATTGTGAACCAAATGTCTCTTCGATCCAATCAATCTTAGTACCTGCCACATACATCATGGAAGTCTCGTCCACGACGAATCTACCTGTGTGCCAGTCTTCTATGTGATCACCATCGCCCACAGCTTCTTTTGTGTCTGCAAAACCCCAATCGTATTTGAATCCTGCACAGCCACCACCTAGCACCGCTAGACTCACTGCGTACTTGCCCGGGTTCTTTTCTAGCAATTTTTCAATTTGGTTCTTGGCTTCGTCTGTTATTTCGAATAAGCTCATTTTAAAATATCTCCCATAATACTACTATTAATTATTTTCTTTGCGGCCTCCTGGTGTGCTTTTTCGTCTGGGTGCCATGTGCTAATATTTTGTGTTTTTTCAGGATACATTCCTAGATCGTTGTCTCTGCACCACATTTGAAAGCCTAGATCGTCTATACCCCACTCAAACCATTTAAATTTTTTAATTTCTTGCCATAGGCTTTCTAAGTATGGATCAAACGTCTTGTATGAATTTCCTGACTTCCCTACTATCATACCTCTTGTCACATACCGATAATCCTTGTCAAACTTTTTTGTCTTTTGCTCAACCCAGTCCTCTAGAAGGTTTTCTATTGGTTCCTTGGTATTTTTTATAAAATAATTACTGGGCGTACATTCTGTTTTCCATGTAGCACTGTTAAATGAATTAATTGCTTCTAGGCCTTTCATTTTTAAAAAACTATTCACTTGTAGTACAGTATTCACAGACAGTACGAATCTCGACATCTTGTCCACAACCTTGTACACATCTTTCGCCCACTTATGCAAGTCTTCATCCTTGCTGTCCTTGATCAGTTCGTTGTGTACTCTCACGTGTGGCCAGTCTCTTGTTTTATTTTTTCCAATTGGGTGAGTAAGCCCTAGGTGTTTGTATTTTGTCCATCCTATCCAATATATTGGATTTAGATTGTTTTCCTCTTGGAATTTTGTTGCAATAAAAACCTGTCTGGCGATGTCTTGATTGCTGTGCCCATTCACAGAAAAATGATAGTGTTTGAGATTGTAGTGATCGGCCACCAGGTTTGTGTATGCTTCGTTACTCGGCCGTGTATTATTCTTGGTCGACTTGTGATCTGCACCATACATTAAACTACATCCAAAAGTGAAAATACAGTCGTGCTTCATTTATTCCCCATGTTAACTATACCCACAGACATCCAAAATTTTGTAGCATCTTTCTTCTTCTCGAAACTCATGTATGCATCTTGGTCCTCCCAATTATGACCATCGACAGTCATATGAGATGGATGTTCAAACCACCAACCCCACTTGCCCTCACAGTTCAGCTGACACCATTCTATGCAGTCCCCCATTATACCGTTGCTGTTCATGTCTATGTTGAATTTAAATTTTTTGTCGTATCCGCAGTCATCAGGCATTTCCGCCAGACCCGGTGCAACTCTTTGCACTCTTACTTTTCCGTAACTCTTCATTGCCAGTTATCTACAACAAACTTATCACCACAGTTGAAAGGCTTTGGATCGCCATGGAATACTGCAACCTTGTTGTCCTCTGTTATTATTGGTTCCTTTTCAAACACAAACTTGGCTCCTCTTCTTGCTTTTGTGTCCTTGAATCCTATCATCTCCCACTTGTATGAACGTATCCACTCGTCTGGAAAATGTATAATTTCTTTCTTGGCACGGAAAGTTATCCAATCTTGATCTCCTGGATATCTTCTTAAGATTTTTTTGTGATCAGTGACAAATTCATCCCAAAGGAAATTCATTGTTCCTGTCTCCCAACGCATAACACTTGAATTTGAATTTTGCCATTTATCACCCATTCTGCACCTGTTGAAATCTCTGATTATCATGAACTTCCCAGGATCAACGGTGAACAGCGAATCTATGTTGTTGTGTACAATTACATCCAGATCAAAGAACAACACGTTGCCTTTTAATGGCAAGTGTTCTCCGAACATCCATAGTTTGCTCCACCAGGTCTTGATCCATGGATCGTTTGGTAAAGATATTACATTTATATGTGGGTCTAAACCTTTTGGGTCGTCTGTGATACAGTGAAATTCGTAAGGTACTGTTGTGTGCCTCTTAACCATTTTATAAAGTACGTTAGCATATTGAGAAATATACTTGTTGCCCCATTTAACGCATACTACGTGATTCATATCCTTGCCTCAAACTTTCCATTTGCATCTGTTGCCAGTCTTCGCTGTCTAGTGTGTACGGGTAGTCACATTCAAACGTTCGACTTGCTATTGTTTTTATACTTGTTATATTTAAATTATTATTCATTACTTCGTATATTTCTTTGAACGTTGCATCTGTACCGAATGTCCTCTGCAGGTCTACCTGTCCGATCTTGATGTAACCTAGTGCCAGCTTGGGATCTTCCCAATCAAAATCATTTAATTTTAACCACGCACGGAACTCGTCCATTTCTTTCTGCTTCCAGTCGAATGTGTCTTCGTCTATGGTCTGTCCCCACTCTATGTCAAACTCCCCGGAGTAATATTTCTGATGATTTATTGCAGAACAAGTGGCCTCGTCTAATTTTTTCCCGTCTTCGTCCCTGAAAACTTCGTACAGTGTTTTCCCAACCTGTGACCAATGTAGGTATACTCCTCCCAGTTCCCTGCGATACCTGTTCTGTTTGAACAGTTCGAAATCTTGGTCTTGCAATTCGTATCTGGGTGCGTTCAAAAAAGTTGTTATTTGTGAAGGCCTAATCCACTCTGGATCTACTTTGCTCTTCCTATACGATTCGACCCACCCTTCGATTTCGTGGCAAATATTATTAAGCTGTCGTATAGCATACTTTGTTTTTTCGTCTGCCTGTAGATAGAAATTTGAAAGTTGCCAAGAAGTTCCCTGCAGATCCTCAAAATATCTGTGCAGTAGATTACAGGCCTCGTGTTTCAGTTTAAGTCCAGGAAAGTCTCCGTCTTTTTCTCTGCCCACTGGCAAGTTTTCAGAATACTGAAAGTCGTCCACAACAAACGGATGTATATTCTCGTATGGTGGTTCAAAGTTAAATGAATTTATTTGAATAACTGACTTGTTCAACTCTTTGACCAGGAAGTTCAGATCTCTGCTAGAACTTGCAAAACCAAGGAAACAGAAATTCTTTTCTAGTACTCTCTGTTTTTTAATATTATCTTGTAATGCCTCTATCCATTTTCTACCTAACGGTGTATCGTAGGTCTGTATGTAATAGGCCTTGTTGTTAAGGCCTACCCTTACTAGATCAAATAGAAATTTATTCTGGTCTTTTGTAGATTGCACTGTTGGCTCCATGTTCCATACATTCCACACTCTCCACAAAGCATCTTCCGCCAGTTTTGACATTTATCAAATCGTCTGCAAAGTTAAAGGCGTGTTCGGCAAATTTCTCTGCACCTACTCCGTCAAACATTCTTATCTCTGCAAGGTCTAACTGTTCTAGTTCCTTGAACTTCTCGAGATGTGGATCTTTCATGTCTAATGCAAGTTTGTGATCGAAGCAATCTTCCAGCCATTCCCTCAATGGTTTGAGTCCACCAAAGTCCACAGCCCAGTTCTTGTTGTCAAGTTCCTTGCAACCAAATGTGAATTTGAATGCCAGTGAATATCCGTGTAGCAGATGGCAGTGTGAGTGATCCGCGTTGGGTTGTCTGAACACACAGGCCAGGCCTAGGTTGTGTCCGTATGTTTTAGTTGAGTAGTAAGTCATCTTTTCTCCTGTTATTGATGACTTGCAGAGTGTTTATAGAGGGATGAAAGTCTTTGAGTCCTCTTATTAGTTTAACCTTTTGTTGATGTCGTCCATGTTTATGCCTAGTTCTTTGCCTTTTTCTCTGAGTGTGTCTGTTAGCTCGTTTGGAATATTTAATTCTCCATCGATGATAGATTTCAAGAAGTGAATCAACACTGTGAACTCGGGTCTCTTTGTCATTGTCTCTGGATCTACTCCGTACTTTTCCATACTGTCCAGCATCGCTTCTGTTGTGTCAATCAGTGCCTTGATGCTTTTGCTGTGCTTATCAAAGTGTGACATTATACGATGATTTTAGGTTTTTCAGGTGTCTTAATTGCTGAGAAAACTCTTTTGTATTCTTCAGATATCTTGTCGTTAATAAATGATATGCACTGTATCTTGTCTTTTGCCAGTGAAATATCTTTATCTTGATCAGCAGTAGAGAAAAATGTACCAAACGCAAGTCCTTGTGGACCTTGCATCAGCGTCAATGCTTTCTTGATTTCAAGTGTGGTTTCGGTTTGTGATTGCAGAGTGCCAATAACTTCCTCACCATGCATTAACTTTAGAGTGATAAGATCTCCATCTTTATATTTTTCAAACATATTACTATTATAAACTATCCTATCAGTTTGTCAATGTATTTTTTTAATTCTTTGTCTTGTACGTTGGACGGTATGTTGTTGAAGAAGAATATTTGGTAACTGTCAGAACCGTACTTGCCTATGCCGTGCAGTTCGCTGGCCTCCTTGCCATCCCATTCCAAATACTGTTCTGTCATCTTTCTAATTCTTTTTGATCTCACTTCCCACATACCCAATGGTTTCAGCATACGTTGTTGTGTCGCGAGTCTGCCCCGCAGGTATGCTCCGGGGTTAGGATATTTTGTAAAAAGTTTTGGTAATATTATCTTGACGTGTTTCCTGTATGTGAGATTGAGGCACATCACGGCCACCATGTGTTTCCACTTCTTGTGTGGTCCACGTATCTGCTGTTGCACCATCAGGTGATCTACCATAGTCTTGGTCATACAACAATTATATGCGTTATTATTATTTTGTCAACTGCTTGTTGACCCACTTGGCCATGCCTTCGTATGATTCTTGGAAAACATT